GCCAGTGCCTGGGAAGTTGGCACGTGGGACGAAGTCGGATAGTACCGACATGTTGTTTGGGATGCCGTCCACCTGTACTCCCCTTAACGCCAGTTTTCCGGCTGAACACAAGCGAGGTGCACTGTAGTTTATCAGTCCATCTGCCACCTCTTGCCACGTGCGGGTGTCCCCCATAAGGTCAAGAACGGTTTTCGATCTGCCTATGTAAGTCATCCCACTTGTGGTCTGTAGCGCATTCCCGTTCATGATCTGCACGGTTATGGCTGCTGGAACCATGGTAGTGCCATCAAGAGCGGTACTCCTTAGCGGCGTGCTCAATAGAAATACTGCGTTGTTTGTGTCCCGAATCGGCGCACCGTACCCGGGCGCTCCGGGAACCACCCCCGTGGCGGTCCCCCAGCAGGTTTCCGTAAATTGGGTCCTCGGGCCTTTAAATAAGCCGAATAACGCAAACTGCTCCGAGATGGTATGTATATCAGTCGTCCTAATTACTGAGTATCCACCTACGGCGCGCGGTAGCGCCAAATGGCTCGGGTGCATAGCATTGAGGGCGTGTTTCAACCAGCCTAGACTGCCGTTAGGACCGCCCCCTTTGCTCTTCTTCTTCTTTGACCCCGGAAAAGGACAGGCGTTTACCGCACCTGCGCCCTGTTTTATCCCAAACAGGTTCTTACCCTTACCTTTCTTCTTCATTTGGTTCTTCATCGGCTTTCTGCTGTTCTTCAAAGACCAATTCGTCATTGCTGCTAAAATGAGCCAGTTAAGGCTTGCTAGTTGCGCTACCTAGAAGGATGGGCCCCACCCAGGTCTTCGTTGTGCCAAAACACAGGAAAATTTTGCATATTTACAAAGAGCGTTCTCCGTTGCGCTGCACCCTAGGTGCGCTGCGTCTGATATAGAGTAACCCACGCCCACAAAAACGAACTTCCACACGTGCGCGGCCAAAACTATCGGGTTTCCCCGTTCGGCGCCGCGCCAGGCGATCAACTCCTGGTGTTTCCAAAGGTGGGCTCAAGAAACCACCTCGCTGACATGACATGAATGGGATCAGCTGCTGCCGGGTGGCAGTCAACGTGAGAGGTCAGCGGGCTGAAAGATTCGTTCGTTGCTACTAGACGCGACCAGATTTGTCAAGCAATGCTGGTACATAACATAACCATCCCATAGTCCCCCTTCCAACACACCACGCCTTACGGCTTGGGTGCCAGGGTCACGCCACACGCTATGATGTTGTCACTGTCTGCGTGGACGCGCGGGAGAGGGGGGACTCCAGTACCGAATATGGGGGGCAAATCCCACGCGGCGGTTAACCCGCGCTCGATACGGCCTTCACCTCACGACCGCTCCTTCTCGGTGCGAGCAGGCTGCGCCCTACGTGCGCTCATCACGTAGGGGTCAAGAATAAGCCAGACTTCTTCGGGTGTCTCCCTTCAGCACCCGGGACTAGGAGAGGAGGGCGGAACAACCCCTAGTTTGAAAATTTAGTCCTACGCCATCTCCCCCGAGGCATTTCCTCCTCGAGGCCTGGGACTTTAGCCAAAATGGCTGTTAATTACGGCAGCACTAATTAAGCATGACTACGCGCTAGCTGCGCCACGTCTGGGGGAGGCTCGCTCGGAACCCCTCCCAGTCGTACAATAAGTCGTAATCCCACATGCGGAGACTGAACTGTGACAATTCTTCTTCGGTGCATTTAAACCCGACCATCTCAAGCCTCTTGATCTCGCTCGTGTCGAAATCCAGGGCGGCTCCGTTCTGGTTGATGATCTGTGCCACAATGTCCCCCTCGCGGAATTCCGCGTCACCCCCACAAGTTCTCATTATTAGGTCGTGGTCGACCTCGGTTTTGCCAGGGAGGCTGTCGTAGAAGCGCAGATACTTGGTCGAAATCGTGGGGCTCAACCCAGCGAATTCGTAAGCCCTGGCCAGACTAGCCGCCTTGGATATTGACATGCAACCCACCTTGTCGTCGTTGTTGAAATACTCGATCATGGTGGCACTGCACGACACTCCTGAGCGCCCAAGACAACGGCCGATCTCTGGCATCATCACACCGGTGGGCCCGTTCGCATCGAGCGCCATGTAGTATCCGGTGAAAAGTGCACGGTCCGTCCTGAGGAAAATCTCCATATTGAATCCGAGACGCGTCCACATCTGCGTGATCGCCACGTAAATCTCGGTTCCCTCCTCGATCTTGGGCGTGGTCGACGATATGCTGTCGTCGCCTTCATACGCCTCCGCCAGCCACCTGTATGTCCCCGCATGGTCTTTTCCATACCTCACGTCGGGGTCCAGGAACATCTCCGGCTGCTCGAAAATCGCCGCGTTCCAAACTACCTTATTGTCCCACCAGTTAAGGCAGGACGTCCCCCTGTGCCCACTCCGACGGATTGCGTCTATGATGAACTTTCGGAACTGCTTGTTCTTCTTGAAAGCCATTGCGAGCTTCTCTAAGCCGCAGACGCTAGTGTGGGCGTCAACCCAACTCGCCGGATATATCATGTGGGTCTTAAGCACAGAAGCAATGTGCACGAGTATGGGATTCTCGGTGCACCCACGCAGGCTCGCGCTGCAGCAGGTGTCCCAAGCTTTCCCGTCTCCCTCGAACACAGAAGCCTCAGGCAAATAGGGTGCAAAAGGCGGCTTTGAACTGGCCTTCCCCTTGGTGCGATTGTACGCCGACTTGGGCACGCGCAACTCTGCAGCGACGCGCTCCATGGCCGGGCGTTTAGCCATGCCCTTGATGGTCTTCTTGGGCAAGTGTTGCTTGATCAGGTCTTCCATGCAACATACCGTGAGAAGTGCGAGCACCTGTCCCTCATCGCCGTCAGCAATGAGCATGCGTGGGGGCTTGCCCTCCACCATGGCCTCAAGCTTGATGTCGCATTTCAGCTTGAAGGACGGATCGATGCGTGTACACAACCCGACGACCGTGTCGTTCATCCGTTTCTCGGTCCACTTCCCTGACCTCATTTCGTAGAACACATGCTTTTCCCACCACGTTGTGATCCTGCGTGCACTGAACAGCGCAAGACGTGGATTGTCACCCATTGCAGCACTCACGACGCGCCCGATAAGGCGTTTGTCTTCCTTGGTAGCCGTGAATGGCAGCTGCTTCATTGTGATGCGGTTCTTTATCGCACATTCGATGTTGTCCGCCTCCTTGGCGTAAACATTTGGGGCGTACGAGACTGGGAGAGAGACAACACCCACGATCTGCTTTGGGTTCTCAGGGTTCATGGACTGCCCGATGACGCCAATCCCTGCATCCTTCCTCAGAATGCGATCGTCGCGTAACGCCCGTATCATGGCATCGTCATCGTCCACTGACCCCAAGGGGTGCTTGTCTTTGTTTCCCTCACCAATCTCGGTGAACCCTAGCGCGTTGCGCGCCGGTTCTTCCGAGTCCTCC